TCTGCGTTTTCCAGTGGCATTTTTATATATCCCATAATTTTTATTATATAAAGATTAATAAAGTGGGGATTTCTCCCCACGTTATATACTAATTAAGCTCCTTTAAACAATACAAAATTGTTCGCAGCTTGAGTTACTAAACATCTTTCAGATAAGAAGTGTACAGACATTGCATCTAAATCAGAAGTATAAGCTCCTCCAACTGAACCAGTGATCCAGTTTTTAAATCTTCTATCTTCAGTTTCAGAAGCTCTGTATCTTACATGTAAGAATGGTCGTCTAATGTTTGAACCTAGCATTTGATCGTATACTGTTGAAGTTCCAGCAGGAACTAAAACACCATCAATAGCTTTATCCATACCCCTTGTTGTAGCATCATTTAGATATTTCCAGTCAGTTTTGTAGAAGTCATAAGAACCTCTTCTAAAACCAGAAAAACCAAAGTTTAATGCCATTTCAGCTTCGTTATCGAATAAACCATAAGAAGCAGAAGCAGTAGAAGCATAACCTCCACCTGCCATAGCAGCAATCATATCGTCAAAATCAAGAGCAGTAGATCTTGATAAGAACAACATGTTTTCTTCAATAGCACCTTGCTTATCTAAGTTCTTAAGGATTTCATCAAAATCAGCTAAAGCACCTGAACCAGGAGCAGCAGCACCAGCAAAACCAGAATATACATTACCTCTTTGCTCGATAGCTTGGAATAAACCTTCTGAACCTTCATAATTTAAAGCACTTAATGCTGTAGCAGCACCTGAATTAGGGTTTTTAGCATCTTGACCTTCAACCATCTGCATTTCTAAGTAATCTTCAAATCTTAGTCTTGTTTCAGACTCAGCTTTTAAATACCATAAATATCCAGAAGTTCCATCTTCAGTAGCTACTTCAACCCATCCAATCTGTGCAGTATCAGAACCATTAATTTCATATTTATCTTTAATGATAACTGGTCTGTTTGAAAACTGAGTAAAGTTTGGCTCAATAGAACCTGCCATACCAAAAGTTCCTTTTTTAAATTCTGCACCATAAACGAATAAGTTTACGTTTTTAGTACCTAAAAGAGCAGCAGGAACAGTACTTGATCCGTATAATCTACCAACAATATCCGTATCAGTTACAGAGATCACTAGTAATTTAGCAGTAACTAAACCAGTAGCTTGATCAGAGATCAATATAGTTTGGTTAGCTCTAACAGCATGCTTAGTTTGAGCAGCTCCACCTAATCCAGTGTCAGCCAAGTTTGGCTTGATAGTTACATCATTACCAATACCTGCTCCACCAGCGTTACCAGCTGCAGATTGAGCAATATTAGCAGCTAAACCTTTATAAGCTACATGTAATCTGTTTTGTTCTGACCAGATAATTTGATCTGAAGTCATTGGCATTTCAGCTCCAACCATTCTCAAGAAACCAGATAATGTTCTGTTTCCGTATCTTTCTACTTCTGCTTCATAAAGCTCAGGTAGATATTGCTGTGCAAAATCATTAGCTCCGTTGTTGAAGTCTAGAAAGTTTGTTTCCAACGCCATCTTTTTTTGCGCTGGGATAATTGATGCAGGAAAACTCCCGCCGTTTACTAAACTCATAATTTTTAGTTTTTAGTTTTTGTTTCGTTTTTGTATTTTCAACTTAGAACTATCAACACCATTAATTGCTTTTACTTTTAAACCATTTATAAATATATCTTTATTGTTTTGTGGCCTTGAAGCCGTATCAATATTTTTAGATTTATTTACAATATTTTTAATCCCATCGGCTTTGCCTTGTTCATAAAAATGTTGCGCAATGGTGTCAGCATTTTTAGCAGCATATAAAGCCTTGTGATAACCTTCTACGTCATCTATAGCGCCTTTATCGTTTAAGAACTTCTTAACTAAGGTCTGTAGTTCCGCTTGTTCATTAGCTACCTGATCTTTATTATTAATATTATAATTAAAAGTTTTTTCTCCTAAGTTAAACTCAAAACCTTTGAAATCCTCAGAAAAATAATTTTTAGTTTTATTAATAAAATCTTCTTTTTGCTCGCTTAAGTGTTGTTGTTTGTCGTTGTATCTATTGAAAAAGTCCATAGCTTTTTTTTGATCCTCGTTTACGTTGGGTTTCAACTTGATCTCCTCGTAATATTTACTTTTTGTTTCTTCCAAAAAGTTTCTGGCCTTTGCAATTTCTTCTTTTTTCGCTAATTTCTTTTTACGGATATCGCGATCTTCGTCCACTTCTTCATCAAAGTGAAAATTGTCTTCCATTATGAAGTCAATCTCTTCTGAATCTAAATGTGGTTTAGTATTTTTGTAGTACTCTCTTAAAAGTGTTGTTTCATCAACAGAAGAATAATCTTGATTTAATCTTACATAATCCTGCAAGCTTCCACCCGTATCCTCCATAAAGTCTACTACTTTTTTTAAGTCACTTGGTAATTCTACTATTCTCTCTTTAACTTCTACCTCTTGTTTTGGAGTTTCTTCAAGTTTTTCTTCTTTCTTTTCTACTTCAGTAATTACTTGTTCTACCTCGTCTTTTACAGGCTTTTCACTTGTTAAATCTACTTTAGTAACTTCAGGTTCAGGTTTTTCTTTTTTACTGAAATCAACTTTTGCTACTATTTCTTCTTTTTTTGAACCTAAGTTTTTAGGTTTTTTCTTAACTTTAAACTCACCTTGAGTCAATTCACCTCCAGGTGTTTCTTTTATTTCTTCTGACATAATATAATATAATAGTTAATAATTCTACTGTGATAATAAATCACTGTACTTAGCATTGAAGTCAACAGGTGGTCCATCAGTAGATCTTTGATTTATCATTTCACTCTGCTGACTACCTTCTAATTTTGTTCTTTTGTCTTTTCTGTCTTCAATCATTTCTTCTTTAGCTGTTATTCTTTGTACATCCATTTGTTTAAGCTCTAAATCGTACTGATGTTGAACCTCCATTGTTTGTCTTTTTATAACAGCTTCTTGTTCTAATTTCTTTATTTCAAACTCAACTTTACCTTGTTCTATTTGAAGTTCCGTTTCAGCCATAGCTTGTCTCTTTTGAACCTCAGCCATAGCTGTTCTTTCAGCAGTCTCAGCCTGTGCTTGAGCTTGTGCTTGAATTTGAGCTTGTTGATTAGCTTGGTCTTGAGCCATTTTTTGCTTTCTCTTAAACTTAAGAACTTGGTTAGCTAGTTTTAAGTTTTTAATCTCTCTTATTTCTATAGCATCTTCAAGGTTTATGCTACCTTGTTGTATAGAAGCTTGTATGTTTTGTTCTAACATAGCTCTTTCTTCCTCATCAGGTGTTAGATCTAAATATATACCAAACTCATATAAGTTTAANTTGTACATATCTTCTAGCGTACCTACATTATAAGAGCTTATACTAGATCTTAAAGCTTCTTTAGTCAAAGGAAATTCTAAAGCGTCTGANATTCTAAACGATATGTTTTCAGCAGTTTTAGCAGATAAATATAAACTAGCTTGTACTATGTGTTTTGTAGCTGTATTAGAATTTGCTGCAGCTAACTTTTGCAAACCAACTAAAGAATCCTTATTTGGAACGCTACCATCTCTTGCTTCATTTAGTCCAGTCGCATCCCTCATCATCTGTAAATAATACTGATAAGTTTGTATAAGACTTTGCATTTTAGCTCCACCACTAGAACTCTGTAACTCTTGTATAGGTACTTTCCCTGGGTTAGCCCCACCATCTTGAGTCATTGATCTACCTAATATACTACCAGTTTGGAAATACATATTCAACGCTTCTGCTGGGTTGTAGTTAGTTCCGTTACCTAGATCAACCTCGGCTAAACCATCAACATCAAGAAATACACCGTCTGGAACTACTCTAGCTAGAACTTGCTGCAGTTTTAAGTGAGTCAATTGAATCATATCAGCAAAACCTGTCATTCTACCTACTAATGACTCTATGCGACCTTTGTACATTTTTGGAGCACATATGTTATAATTCATATTAACCTTTACTAAATTAGCATCAGGTCTAACCATGTTTTTGCCTAGCTCCCATTTTAAAATCATCTCATGGCCAAGTATCTTAGCGCCTTCGTATAGTACTTCTATAGATCTTTGTACTCTATCAAAGTTATCATTTTTAGGTGGATTAAAAGTATCAGGCTTTTCTAAAGCTTTTTCTAAACCAGTAGCACCCTGTTTTATTTTAAATACTTGATCTTGATAAGTCTTATATTCAAAATATAATACTGCTATACTATTACCATCTCTTCTACCATTAAATTGGTAGTTGTAACTTTCACTGCCTGGATACTGTTGTATAGTCTCTAACTCATTATCCGTTAACTGAGGAAACTCTTTTTTTATTTCACTTAAGCTTATATACTTAACTTCACCGACATACCATATATCTTGAAAGTTAGGATCTTCTGTGTAAGAGTATACTAAATTAGCAGGATCAACGTAATCAACTTTAACACCTTCAGATAAATTAAAACTTGTTTTAACAGCTCCTATACCTAGTATCACAAGATCTTCAGCCATTCTACGTCTAGTCAGGTCATATTTGTTAAAAGAAAGTGTATTGTTTATAGCTTCTTCTTCTGCTATTTCTATAGACTGCTTGTATGTTAGTTGCATGTGAACATCTAGTTCCTCTTTATTTTGAGGAAGATCTTCTGGGTTGTCTGTAGAGTACATATTCATACCCGTAACTTGCTGTATTTGGTCTATTAACTCCTGAGCTTGTATGTCTCTAAGTAGTTTAGCAGCATATTCTGTTCGTTTTTTTAAGGATTGTGGATCTTGAGCATACGCTTTCACATCGTAAAGCTTGCTATCCATCCCATTAACAACAATATCAACAAACTTAGGTATAATAGGTACTGGCTTCCAGTCTAAGTTTAAATAGGATAAGTCACCATTAATTGCTAATTCATCCTTGTATTTTTGAACAGATTGTTCAGCCCTAGCGTATAATCTTAAGTTTCTAAATGTATTATAGTTAGTATTGAATCTACCTGAAACACCTGATCTAGTACCACTAAACCAATCACCTTCAATAGCTCTACCAAC